CGTGTCCATCTTGCTGTCAAACACATTGCCGAGCGCAGCCGTCCGGCCGCGCAGCGCTTCGACCACCGCGATCTGCACCAGCTGGCGAACAATACTCATCAGATCCTCGAAACCACGCAAAGCACCACGGCGGGCAGAGGCTCCAGAATCCGGTCAATCCTGTAGCGCTCCGGTGCTGCCGTCTGCCGCTCGACCTGGTCCCCTGGCTGCGGAACCCAAGCCAGGTCGCTAAGTGCGAAGCTTACGCTCGCGTGCGGCGAGATCACGTTGGCGCGGTTGGTTTCCGAAGAGCGGCCGCCGCCCATCTGCTCAAGTTCCGGAGCAAAATCGAAACGGCCCCGGACATCCTCTTGCACCTCTCGCTCCGGATCAGCCCCGGCGCCGGCCATCTTGCCCTCCCGCATTGGCAGGATATTGGCATTCTCGCCAAAACCCTGCCGTGTCATCGAGGGCAGCCCTGCCCGCACCGTTTCCAGATCCATGATCAGGCCTGGAGCTGCGCCAGTTTGTCCTGCGCCGCTTTGAGCATGGCTTCCGCTTCAGCCTTGGCCGCGGCATCTGTTCCTGAAGCGGCCACAAGCTGCTCGGCCTCGACGATGGCGGCCTTCGCGGCGGTGATCTCCGGCGAATCCTTGGGCGGGTTGGCAGTGCCAGGTTTTTCCCCCTTCCCTGCTCCGCCCTCCGCCTTCTTCTTCGTCTTGCCGGCGTCAGTGATTTCGACGGCAAAGCGGTCCTCGATCAGATGCCGGCCATAGGCTTCAGGAACAGAGACCGGCTCCATCGCGGCGCATGTCTGGTCTTCCTTCTTGCCGAGCACCGAGCCAGGCACGATGCCGCCCTGCGGGAATGCAATGCTGATTTTCTTGCTCATGGTAGGGTCCTTTCCTCTTGCCGGGGGACCGCAGCGGGCGGTCGCCTGGAAAAAGGAACCGGGCATCAACCCGGCCCCTCTCTCATGCCGTCTGCCTCAAGAGGCAGATGGATCAGGTCAGCGTCAGCTTGCGCAGCACTTCGGGACGGGTGCAGATCGAAATCGGGTTGCTCTGCACTTCGAGTTCGTATCCCTTGCCGTTCCGCTTCTCGACCGCCTGGCTGTAGAACGGCAGGCCAGGGGTGTTGACTGTCTGGTTGTAATCCGCCGGGGCAAACCGGGTGATGTAGAGATCGGGAACGCCGAGGACCGCCACGCGGGCTTCATTGGCCGCGATATAGGCCGCACCCAGATCAGCGGTCGCCTTGACGCCTGTCTTGTAGCGCTCCCAGGTCGCTCCACCGAACTGGAACACATCCGGCACGTCCTGGCGCAGAACAGAAGCTCCGTCATTGTAGAGGAACGTGTCACGCACCGACTTGTGCAGCCACATCGCCTTGTGGAAATCGCGGCCTGTAAAGACGTGGATGCCCGAATAGGGTTCATCGAGGGAATCCTCGATCGAATAGACGACGTCCTGCCACAAGCTGGTAACAAGCGTCGCTTCGACATCGAGCTCGAGAGAAACCGCATCCGGGACAGCAATGCTGAACGCATTGTAGAGATTGACCAGGGTCTTGCCGGACTTGGACGTGACAATGCCCTTGAGGGCGCCAACGCGCTGGTGTTCCAGCGTCATGGTCAGATCCTGCGCATGACGCTGCGCCTTGCGGTTGACCCGGCCGATGACGGTTTCCAGCGAACTTTCCTCGCCGAACTCGCGCACGTTCTGGACCTCGTCGGCCAGGATGCTGTCATCGCGTTGGTAGTGCGGCACGTTGACAGGCACCTTGGTGCGGTCTTCATCATCGGTCGTCTCGCCAGGTCCACCGCGCTCGGAAGGCTCGATCAGGCCCAGCTTTCCGTTGCGACGCTCGATCGAGATCATCGTCGTGGTAACGCTGTCTTCCTCGAAGATCCCGGTCGCCGAGATCTGGCCGGGCCGATACGGCACGGCGTTGACTGCCGCCGTCAGGCTTTCCAGGCTGAAGGCGTCTTCAATATGTACATTTGGTGCGGGCATCGAAGTTCTCCTTATCGTGCCTTGATGCCCACCGCACGAAGCTGTGTGAGCTTCGCGGCGCGCTTGGTTGAATCGTTGACGGTTGCCTCAAACACCAGCATGGAGTCCTTGACCTCCGCGTCGCCGGTGATGCAGACGGCGTCAACATCGGCGCTGGTGGCGTCGACCTCGTAGCAGAGGATCGCTGTTGCGGTTTCCGCACCCTCGATGTCCACCGTCTCGGCATTGGGTGAGGCAACATACTTGCCGCCGGTCGTTAGCTTGCCGAGCACGGTTCCGGCGTCGAGCTTGCCAGCGCCGGACAGGATGGTGAGCACGTCCCGTGAGCGGGTGCCGCTTGCTTCCGACAGGATGAACGCAAGGTCGCGCGGCGTTTCGGTGAAACTGGTGGGCATGGTCATGCTCCCTTCTGGGTCGTGCGACGCGCCGCGAAGATGGCGTCACGGTTGATTTTCGGGCCAGGGGCAGCGGCTGGCTTGCCACCAGGCATCGCAAGGCCGGCCGCGGCCATCCGCTGCTGCTCGTAGGCAACGGGAGACGGAGCAGGTTTGTCCTGCTGTTTGTCAGCTTCTGCTGCAGTTGCCGTTGCGGACACATTCGCCGAAACAAACTTGATGACAGCATCGGCGGCCATGTCCGGCGAAGCGTTTGCCAGCTCGACGGCTGCCGACATCCGTTTGGCATCGCCCTTGATGCTGTCGTCGCCAAGGATCGCATTCATGCGGTCCATGGCCTGCTTGAAGCCGTCTGCACCACCGGAAGCGGCGGCTGCGACGGCGGCGTTGGTTGCGGCGTCAGAAGGCTCTGCGCCGGCCACAGTCTGGTTCTCAGACATGTCACCTCCGGGGGTTGGTTTAGGTGTGGTCGGCACCGCATCGGCTGCGCCGGCGGTTGCCTCGGGTTCGCCTTCGACATCGTCGAGGCATGGGTTTACCGCTCCGGGACGCACGGCGGCCCGAATGCTGGCAATAAGACTGGTCATGATTTTCTCCTGGGTTATCCCCGGTTCACTTCACCGACGAATGCGTCAAACGCCTCCAGCGGATCACCGATCGCATCGGCAAGACCCATCGCGACCGCTTCGCCGGCGTCATAGACCCCGGCTTCGGTGGCGAGCGCCTTTGCTTTCGTGATGCGGTTGCCCCTGCCCCTGGCAACTGCCCCGGCAAATTCAACGCGCATGGCATCAGCCTGGGCCTGCCATTTCAGAGCGATCTCGGCACCCAGCGGCTCATAAGGGCTGCCATCCGCTTTCTTCTCACCCGAGCGGATGATGGTGAGCCTGATGCCCTCCTGTTCAAGTGCCTGCGAGTAGTCGGCATGGATCATGATCACGCCAATGGATCCCGCTCCGCCGAAGCGTGGCATCACGATCTGACGGCTCTGCGCCCCCAGCAGATAGCCGGCGGAATAGGCAAAGTCGGTCAAGATCGAGATCGTTGGTTTCTCACGAGAGAGCTGTGCAATCGCAGCCGCTGTTTCAAAGGCTCCGCTGACCTCGCCGCCATAGCTGTCACATTCGAACACGACACCTTTGACCTGCGGCGACTTCCGCGCCATCGCGATCTGCGCCTGCAGCCCCTGATAGGACGTTTCCCCCGAATTGTTGCCGACCCAGCCGCCCTTGTGAACAAGAGTGCCTTCAACTTCGATGATCGCAACATTGTCGACCATGGAGAATGGCAAAACGTTGTGCCTGGTATAGGCCCGCTCAATCCGACCGCCAAGCTTGCCTGCCAGGGGACGGCCATTCGACCCTGCAACATGATCGACAGCGCCAGATGGATTCGTGATGACGACAGTGTCGCCCGCGATCCGGCTGCCCAGACCATGCAGGAATGCCTCCGCCTTGCTGGGATCGTACATCAGGGGCGTGTTGAACACCCGCTGTGCGACTTGTGCAAAACGTAGGCTCATGACAAATCCTTCAGTATCTCAGCAGCATCCGCCGCGACGGGCGCCGACCGCTGGTTGCCTGCTCGCATGCGGCCTGCAGTCGGGTCATTTCAGCGTCGAGCGATTTCAGGTTGGCCGGCGAGAACATGACCGTCTCCCGAGTCACCGGAGACTGGATCGAATACTCCCCGGTCATCTCGCCGCTGATCAGTTTGAGCTTGACCAGATAAAGACCCTGGTAGAGCGCACACGGATCCGAAGTGTCGACTGACACGCCGCTAAGCTTGATCATGGACATCAGGCGGATTCTTTCTCGGTTGGCTTCGCGTCGGAAGGCTCATCGTCCTTGCCTGCATCGCTTGGCAACCCGCGCTCGAAGGGTGATTTCATTCCCTCATCGATGTGGCGCTTGTGCCAATAGAGACGGCTCTGGAACACTTCTTCGGCGTCGCCACCGTCCTCGCTGATCTCGCGCTCAAGATCGCCCGTGCCATTGGCAATGCGTTCGCTTGTGGCCTTAGCTTTCTTCAGATCGTCGGCCGATGGTTTGCTAGGCCCGTTGCAGATCGCCCACAGGATGGCCTCCCGGTTGGCGCGGTAGACCTCGATGCCGCCCTTGAACTTGGTCAGGCCCGTCTCGATCCGTTCGTCCATCCAGCTTGCATAGGGCACCAGGTAATGCGGTGCGGCGATCCGCTCGGTCCGGCGGCGCGCCAGCGGCCAGACGGAGGCATTCTCCATCTGGATCGAGGAGTAGGTCGCCTTCTCATAGTCAAGCGTATAGCCGCCGTAGCTGACGCCCAGCGCCCGCGCCGTCTCTCGGTTGAATGCGCCGGTCACTTCCGAATGCCGCGGCCCCGGCGCGGTGATGTTCTTGAAGTCGAGAGATTCACCGGGCGCCAGTTGCGATATTCCAGCGCCGGGCCCGAGCCTGATTTCGGCTTCGGCGGCGCGTTCGAACTGCGCCTTGAAGTAGCCGACCAACTCAGCGGAAAGGTCTTTTCCGCCTTCAGCTCCTGCCATGGCCTCGAAGGCTTCAAATGCCTCGGCACTCGGCCGCTCGCTGGTCAGGATCGCGGAATAGATTGTCTGCAGGAACATCAGCTGCGCTGTGGCGTCATCCGCGTTCTCGGCCATCATGAATTTGCGGAACGTCGGCGCCAGCGGTGACAGGCCGCGCACATCATCGCTCGAGAACGGATCAAACGCATGCATGACAATCTGCCGGCCCTCGGCATCACGCGCCGGATAGTCGATCTTCTGCTTCCACCCGTCTCGCCGCTCCTCGAAGCGGTAGGCGATCGGGCGGCCATAGGCGTCATGGATAACACCCTGGTATAGTCCCTCGACCTCACTGGTGTCCTGCACCAGCTGCTGCGGTGAAAGCAGCAGCATCTTGGTTCCGGTCCGTGTTCCCGGCAATCGTTGCGAGGCTGGCATGAACTGGCAAACCCCGACACTTTCGCCGAATGCCAGCCAGTGCCGCATGCCGATATCGGTCTGCTGCGGGATCGTCCATTTCGCCCGGAAATCGCATTCAAGCGGGTTCCAGGCATAGACTTTCCAATCGGCCTTGATCTCGCGCACCCAGGCAATGGCCTCTTCGCGCGTGTAGCCAAACCGCGAGAGATCCGGCTTCGGGTTGAGTTGCAACTCGTTGCCAACGGCGTCGACAAGGATCTGGTCTGCCGCTCCCCGCAGCTTGCCGGAGTTCTGCAACAGGTCCATGGCGAGGCCCGCGGCCCTGGTCCAGACCCGCCGCACCTCATCGCGGTGTTCGCGCAGCGATGCTGGCCGTGAAGCCAGGACACCCGACTGGGTATCGCGCATGTAGCCGGCCCGCACCTTCGGTGTCGACGGCGCACCGACAGGGACCGCAGGCGCGGAGGTTTCGCCGCGACCGGCCTTGACCCTCATCCTTGGCTTCGCTGTCATGTCCGCTTTTTCCACTTGTCAATGCGCGACCGGTCAGTCGCCTGTGCGCTGGCACTTGCCTGCGTTTTCTGTTCTTGAGCCGGCGCGCTTGAGGGCGCCTGCACCGAATGAGCCTGCGGCGACAGCAGATCCGCCTCCGGCGAAGGCAGCAACCGCGAGCGCAACACTTCCCATTCCGCCCTCGTCATCCTGGTCAGCCCCAGGTGCTCGGCCATCGCCATTGCATAAACGCGGCAATCGAGCAGGTGGTTGTCGCTGCGGATCCTCTTCCATTCCTCATGGTAGCGGCCGTTCTTCATCTTCTGCTCAAAATACTCCGCAGTGATCTGCTTGAAGTATTCCTCGCCCTGCCATTTGGCGAAGTGGCAATAGCCCGGCGGGTCGAACGGTTCGCCAGCGGCCTGACCCGTCTTGTGCAGGTTGGCGTAGAACTCGCTCTTGAGCGACCACGTCCCAACTGCCCACACTCGCGCGGAGCCGTACTTCTTGCGCTTCCCGCGCTTGGTCACCGACTTGTTGGTCGGCACACCGATGGCCGGCACTCCGCGACCGGATTGCCCCTTGATCGCATAAGTGTTTGGCCGCCGACGGCACCATTCCATCACTTGGTTGGTGCGGCCGCCGTCGCCAGCATCCACCGCGAAGGCGTCGATAAATCGCTCACGCCCCCAGGCATCGAGCACCGGGCGTCGCCAATAGGCATCGAGGTCGAGCCACGCACCGGCTTGCGGATTGTCCGTGGCCCCTTCGAAATAGGCATAGTCAACCGTCCAGGACTGCCGGTCTTCTGCAAATGCCACCAGTTCGGCATAGATGCCCTTGTGTTGCACATCGGCAGCCCCCACGAAGAGCAGGCCTTCCGCAGGGATAACCCGCTGTTGATAGTCCTCGCGCCGCTCCATCAACCGTTGATGATCGGGCGCATTGCCGCGCATCGCGTAAGGTAGCGCCTTGTAGAGGTTCGAGAAGTCCTTGGCCCCCGCCTCCCCTTTGCCCAGCGACACCAGATAGTCTTCCGCGATCGCCTCATAGCTCATCATCAGACTGATGAAGGCGTCGACATGAAACCCCGGCTCCCGGTCCGGGCCCGGAGCCGTGGCAATGTAGCGACCGGCCCGAACCGCAACGACGCGCTCGGTCTCCGAGATCTCATGGGTGCAGTTCTCGCACTGATATCGCGACCGGTGCGGATGCTCCTTGTCGACAATCAGGTTCTCGAAGAACTGGACCTGCTCGAACCCGCACTCCGGACAGCGGATGTTCCAGAACCTTTGGTCAGACCGCCGGAAATCCCGGTCGATCCGGCAATGCCCCGGACCTTCCCCGTTCTCCTCTCCCGTATCGATCTCCGGCGTCGAAAGCGCGAAGATCTTGTAGGACTTGGTCCGCCGGAACGCCGTGAAGCGCCCGAAATAGAGCGTTTCCGGATCCGCACCGTTGGGCAGTTCCTTCCACTTGCTGACCTCGTCCTTGACTCCGAACCGACAGGTCTTCGACGATAGGTCCATGACCGTGTTCGCGTTGGCCAGGTAGATCGCGCCACCTGCAAATTTCTTCTCGTAGGTGGTCGATCCTACACCCGAACGGCTGGTCGACGGATAGATGACGGTCTTGCCGGTCTCCTCCTGCCACTCATCGATGAGCGGCTGCAGCTTGCCCGAGTTCATGTCCTGCAGCGCATCGATACCCGGTACCGCAAACAGGATATTGTCCGGCGACACCTCCGCCAGATAGAGCGACCACGCCAGACCCAGGATCGACACCCCGGTCTGCTGAGCCTTTCTGACCGTCACATGATTGCACGGATGCTCGATCGACAGGCAATCCGCGATCTCAAGCAGATACGGCGCATCGGCTGCCGACCACAACTCACCCTTGAGCGGCCCGTCCACCAGAATGATGTTTTTGCCCAGCCAGTTCCGGAACGTCTCCGGTCTGGTTGGCCGGATGGCCTCGGCAAGCGTGGCGAAGGCCATCCGCTCGGCGCCAGGATGACGAATGACGTGAACGGTCACGCCTCGGTCTCCTCGATTGCCGGATCATGCTCCCGCGCCTGGACCGCGAGGTTAGCCAGCAGCTCGGCGATCTTCATGTTCACCTCGAAGGCTTTCTCTCTGAGCGCCACCCGCAACCCGTGAGCGCCTTCCTTCGAGACCGCGAGCGCAAGATCGTCAGCCGAGTTCGGTAGCCTTGCGACCGTGCTCTGGATCTCCCGGCCGGCCCTGACGAGCGCTTCCGCCAGCATGTCAGCGCGAACCAGGTTGCCTGCAACTTCCTGCTGGCGCAGCCGCTCCCGCCCGACCTTGAGCCAGGCCTCCTGCCGCAATGCCTCGTCGCGCGAGTTCTCGGCCGGCCCGCTCTGTGGCTTCGAACCGGCGGAGGATGGCGACGACGCACGAGCCGCGGAGACTTTCTCCGACGATGCAAACCGCTCGCGAAGGTGATCGAAATGCGCCAGGCTGAACCGGACGATCCTCCCGCGCCCGTCGCGTTCAACTGGCAAGCCCGACTTCTCGGCCAGGTCGCGCACCAGTTTGGTGACCGCCTGCTTGGTTACCCCGTCACGCTCGGCAACATGGGCAGGCGCAACCATGATCTGATCCATGACGCCTTTCACCAGCTCCCTTGTTCAGTCTGACAACTCACCCCAATCACCTGACAACCCTGACAACCCAACTTTGCGGACAGCCTGACTGGCCGTTTTCCGGGAGCTTTCCCGCCCGCGCGGGGTGGGAGGGGTGAAACGGTCCCTAACCCCGGGGGGTGGGGCGCCGGGCCGGGTTGGTCAGCTGACGACGCCCTTGGTCAGGCGGTTGATCTCGTGGTCGAGGCGCTGGGGCAGCACGCGGGCGACCGTTGAGCGGAATGCATCGCGGGTTTCGCCCTGCACCATTTCGTTGGGGATGATGACGCCTGACTTCTGTTTTTCGATCGGAAACCTCGAAGCACCAACCCGGGCAAACACCTGTCCGTTCCAGCCGGGCTTGACCACGCGGTTGGGCCACCAGCCTGCCCGCATGAACGTCGAGGCGAACACTGTGCGCTTGCCGAACGGAGCTGCACTTACACCTGCTTTCGTTTCCCGAGCGCCGAAATACTTCAATGACACGTCACCGCCATGTGCGCTCATCCGATAGACCAGCGTTTGCGGGCTCGACCGCGAAACCTTCACCGCCTTGACGATGGTTGGACGTTTCAGCCCAGTCTGGCGCGTGAGCTTCTGGCGAACCTGCGTTCGCGCCATATCACCCGTACGATTGACAGCCCGGTTTGCGGCCTGGCGCATCTTCTTGCTGCCAAGGGTTTTCAGCGCATTGTCGAACCGCTTGAGGCTTTCGACATCCTGCCATCTGATCTGCAGCGACATTGATACCTCGGCAAACAAAAAACCCGCCGGCGGCGTGTGGGCCGAGGCGGGCTGAACTTTTCCTTTTCAGGGTGAGATGACCATTGTCAACTTTGTGCCGCAGGTCAAGAAAAAAGCGACGGCGGTTGAGGGGGGTATCAGACCCAGCACAGCACGCTGTTGGGCCTACCAACGGAAATGCCGGAAGGTGATATCACCGAAGATTCCTCGGGAAACGATCCGTCACTCCCTCCTAATTGGCCCATTCGTGTCCATCATCAAAGCCAACGATCGGGACTGCCGAAGCGTATGCCAAGTCAGCCAAATCTGAGGCGCTTGCGTACACCTCTTGTGCGTCTGCAACTGCAAACGCCAGTGCCACCGCATCATCAGCATCGAAGGCCGTACCATCGGCAGTCTCAAGCGCGGTGAGCGTCGTGCCACCGGCAGGTATGGCAGCGTTTCCGGCAGCAACGGCCTTGATCAGGTCGTTGACCGAGTTGCCGATCCCGAAATCGCCCGTGACCGCAATTTTGAGCAGCGATGCCAGTGAGACGATTGCCGCGCCGTCGGTGCCGGCAACGCCGCGCTCGGCTGCGACATCCTGATAGAACTTCAGCCCGTCGGCACGAGTGATGAAGGCAAGACCATCTGCAGATTGTTGAGAAGCAGGAATGATCGCATTGTAGAGAGACGTGACTTTTTCCTGTAGGCTGCTGCCAGTGGCCAGTGCATCAAAGCGTGCCTTGGCGTCCGCATTGCCCTGGACGAGATTGTTGACCAGGTTGATGAAGATGTTCTCCTGATTGAACACCACCCCTGCCCCGGCGCCAAAATTGGTCGAGACTGCGCTGTTGATCAGGAAGGTGAAGCCCGCCTCGTTGGGAACGCCGGCTTGCAAGACCTCATAGGCCGAAGCCAGGCCCTTGGCCGTATCTGGATTGGCGGCGAACAGCTGTGCCAACGTGACAACCACAGACGCTGGCGACCCATATATCAACTGAATTCCCGTGATATCCCCTGCTGCTAAACTGTTTTGCGTCGTTAACGTCGGGAACATGATCGTGGCTGGATTGTCGGTATGATTCAGACCAATCGCATGCCCGATTTCGTGCAATGCGACCGCGTAGAAATTCACCTCGTTGTTCGCGGCGTTTGTTTTTGAGGTAGACCACGTTTCAGCTGTATCAAATCGGATTTCCGCAGTACTTAGTGAGAAACGGACATCCCCAGGCATGAAACTCCATGCAGTTCGGGCCTCACCAACCTGATTGGATGGGCCATCTATGGCATCCCAACCCAACCTGAATTTTGCATTTGCATCATCTATAGTCTCCACGAAATCAATATTGGCTACAGCTTCCCAAGCATTGAACGCATCGCGTATAAGAGATTGAAACACCACCTCCGTAATAAATCTATCAAATTGATATCCTGAAGGTCGACTGCTTGTAGCGAAACTCCAGTTCACTACTCCACCTGCTGTACCTAGCGAACTACTTCCCCACTTGTAGTCTTCAATTACATAGTCCACCATAGCAAGCTCCAATCGAAGAGTGGTTCTCATGAACCAAC